CTTATATTTTTTTGCACATTAGCCATTCTTTCATGAACTACTGCTATAGCAGCTAATGTATTCTTTTTTAGGGAATTTACTATACTAGCATTTTCTAGAATTAAATTCTTTTCAGCTGTCCCTTTTTTAACATTTTCAAAATATGTTAATCTAGATTGATAAAATAGTTTTTGTTTATCAGTAATTAAACCTAACTTATTAAGAGCAGCTGCGGCTTGGGCTTGAAGTAATCCTCTTTGTTGAATTAATAAAATTCCTTTATATACGGCATATACTGGGAGTAAATATTTGCCAAGTTCTATAGTATATTTAACAATTTGTCCTATAAATCCTGCTAAAGGAGCTACAGCTTCGGCTATTTTACCAAATATATCTAATATAGGAAGTAAAGGTTCGGCTATAGAAACAAATACTTCTTTTAATTTTTCTATAGAAGCTGTAAATCTTTCTTGAACTGATTGACCTGCTAACTGATTAGCTAGTTGTTCATCACCTAAACGTTTTTTAGCTTCTTCTAAACCTACTTCTTTAACTAAATTATTAAATCTTTCTTGAGCAGTTTTACCTTCAACTCCTGAAAGTTTAGCTATTGCTTCTCTTTCTATTAAAGATTTAGCTAAATCTTCACGTGTCATTCCAACAGATTTTGCTAAAGCTTCTTGTTGAATAACATTCATTTCAGTAAAGTCTGCTGCTGAACCGGTTTGTTTAGCAATTTCTTCAGCAACTGTAGCTATATCTCCATTTAAAGCTGCTAACCTTGCTTTTTCTAAATTAAGATTTTTACCTGTTAATAATTCAGCTTCTAGTTCTGCTGAAATGGAACTTTCAAAATCAAGTAAAGATTTAGAAATGTTTTCTACTTGTTCTAAAGAAACACCTAATGCTTTAGCTTTTACTACAGCTTTAGCTAATGCTCCAGGTTGACCCCCTAAAGTAAGTAAAGTAGCAGAAGAAACATTTTTAACTTCTTCTAAAATTTGTTTTTGGTTTAAAGCTAACCCATTAGCATCTGAGATTGCTTTGGCTTCACCTAAGAATGCTTTAGTATTATCTTCTAATTCTCCACCAGTTAAAATACTAGTTTTATATAAACCAATAGCGGCTTCATTAGATAATCCTGCTTCTTTAGTTAATCTTTGAAAGGTTGCTAAGGATTCTTCGCTAATCTGCCCAAATGTACCAAATTCATTATTTAAAGTAGTAAAAGAATCTACTAAACCCTGGGTAGTAACATTCAGTAAATATGCATTATTAGCTGCTGAATTTAGTTCATTTGAAAGCCCTGAAGCTTCAGCATAGGAAATGCCAAAGTTTTTAGCTAATTTTCCTGTAGATTCATCTAAAGCAAATAGGGCATCTACTATCCCTAATACCGCTGATTGAATTAAATTAGCTGGGGAGAGGGCTTCAACTAAATTATTTTTTAGTAAACCTGCATAAGTGTTGGCTACATTAAATTTAATTCCAGCAGCATCTGCTTCTTGTGCTAATCTTTTAGTTTCTGTTACAGCATCAGCAAATCCAAGTGAAGGTAATCCTATTTTAGAAAGTGCTTTATCAATACCTTCGGCTAATTGAGGTATAAAACCTAACTTTTTTTCAACTTCTTCGTTTACTTTTAAAACAGCACCAAACCCATCTTTAAGAAGCTGGGTGTCCTGTATTTGTTTTTCTATCTCGGCAGTAGATTTTCCTTGGGTAGCTAATTGATCTCGAGTAGTTCTTAAAATATCAGTTTGACGACGTGCTTGTTCCTGTAATCTTTTAAACTTTTTATCATCTAAATCGCTATCACCTCTTCTAATACTTAAAGTTTCACGAGCAATACTTGATAATTTATCTAAGGCTGATTTTTGAGCATTAAGTAAACTTTTACCTTTTGTAAGGTCAGATACGGAATCAGCAAATGATTTAGCTACATAATCTAGATTATCTGAAATGGTATCAATAATAGTATTGATATCTTCAGATAAAGCTCTAAATTCTTCAACAGTAGCATTGTTCTTTCTTAAAGCTTCATATTCTTCTTGAAGACGTCTTTTTCTATCTTTATCAAGTTTTTCAAGCTTTAAGGCAGCCTCAATGCGTTTTTGATAATTCTCTAATTCGTTAGCCATTCAAATGAATATTTGTTATAAATATTATTACTTATAACTTATTTTACTATATGGTTTAGAAGCACCAGCAAACGCTGGAGTATTTACTTTACCTGAAGAATCAACAGCTGTTGTTTTGTTTTTACCTTGACTTGCTTGCTCAGTAGCTTTAGATTCTTCACTATAAAATTCTTGTATTTTAAAGAAAGTAAATTTCCTTAACCATATAGGCATAGAATAGACTGTTTCCCAGTCATAACCACCCTTACCATGAAACACTATTTCATGGATTTGGGTGAATAAATTCATTCTAACTTGGGGAGCTACCTCAGGCGTCAGGCCAAAAAAAGCTAAGATTCACTGGTATAGCGACCTCCCCACCGCTATTTGTAGTAAATATTAAATTAACATCTGGTTGAACCTGACGGATATATTCTCTTAGTGCTCTTGAATCGCGGGCTAGTAGATTATTGTCTACAAACTCACGGATAGTTTTAGCTTCTCTATTACCATCAACTGAGGTAAGAATATATTTTAGACGAGTTGATAGTTCAGGTGAGGAATCTTTGTTAATTTTCTTTAAACCAGCTAATTCAGCATCAATTTTTTTATCATCAGCTGAGGTTAAGATTTTAAATGTTACATCAACTCCTGAATTGGGGAGGGTAAAAGCGAATTCGTTTACTCCTTTAGTAACTAATGATTCGTCAAAAGGTTTATTATCAATAGTAGATAGATCAACTACATAAGATTCATCGTCGTAAACAAAATCGTAATCTTTACCATAACCTAAAACACGAGCAGCAACCATAAGTGCGTTTTTATCACCTATAATTAAATCATCGTAGTTGATTTTAGTTACAATAAGAGATTGTAATAGTTTATCTAATACAACACCTTGTTTGATGTAAGCTTGGTTTGTAAGAATATCTTCTTCTTTGGCAGTCATGTACTTCATTTCTACCTTTCCTTCTGCTAAAGGATTTCCTTCTGGGTATAATAAACCTTTTGAAGGTAACTCAACTATTTCTGTTGGGATTTTAAATTCACTCATAAATTTTTATTTAATAAAACTAGTTTGTCTATTATAAATATAATATAAAAAAAGAGCTTGGCAAAGCCAAGCTCAAATTTAATTTTTGTAAAAAACTTCTTAGAAGTTCAATACACAGTAATCCATACCAAGTGTTAATGATAGGTTGATAGCAGTGTTTTCTGTATCCCAGTTGTATTCACCAAAGTTACCACCCTTAATAAATGCTCCTTTGATTACCCATTCAGAAACGATATCACCTACAGGACCTAAAACATCGATAGTTAAATCTTTCTTATAGAAATCAGAGTAACCATCTCTACCTGTTACAGATTCGTGGTGTAAACGTACCCATTCCATTACAGCTTGTGCTCCAGAAGGGGTGATTGGATCAAATAACGTCATTGTTAAATCTGACCAAGTGGTTTTACCCTTAACCTTTCTGTACACGTTAATGTGGTTAAGTACTACTTCACCTTGTTCGAAAGTAACAGCTGAAATTGCTTTGATTGTGTAAGATGGAATACCATCTATGTACATGATAAAGCGGTTCGCTTGTTTTGGTTCAAACGCTGTGAAAAATATTTCATTTGGGTCTAATACTGCCATTTTGCTATATTATTTATTTTATTATAAATATTGTTAATTACAACTCTTATGCTGGGAAAGTAGCTCCAGTTGGTAAGATGTTAAAGTCTAGGTAAATGAATTCAGCAGTCTTAGTTGGTTGTAGATAGATCTGACCAATTAATTGGTTTCTATCAATTACGTCTGGAGTGTTGTTGGAATCATCCATAATTACTCTAAACGCATACAAACCTTGACGTTGTTGAACTGATTCAAGATATGGGTTAACTTGGCTTAAGAATTGGTTTCTTGTAGCAATTGTGTTTTGTTCAAACACTAAATTATTAGCTACTTGAGAGATGTAAGACTTAAGGGCGATTAACAATCTTCTAACGTTTACACGATCAAGTGCAGATGATTTTTTCTGCAATGTTTTCTGACCGTATACTACAACTCCAGTACCTGGGAATGTTGCAATTGGGTTTACATTACCTGTGTAAAGATCGTTACGGTTATTTTGGCTTAGTTTTCTTTCGGCTCTTACTACAGTATCTAATCCACCGCGATTGATTCCGGCAGGTGCAAACCATGGTTCAGATACACTGTCATTAAACGCGTATACAGCCGGAATTAATGTTGAAGCTGGTACCCATACTAATTGACCAGTACCTGGATCAATGGTTTGTAACCATGGCCAGTATGTTGCGGCATATGAGCTGTTAATTGTAAGTGCTGAAGTAGTAGCTTCTGAGATTGAGGCTCCAAACTCTCTAGTATCTATTACTGCAATAGCATCACCTCTAGATTGAATGTTATTTACTAAATTAGTAGTTTGAGAAGTATTATCAGCAACAGTTAAACCAGGGACTGAAATTACATTAAATCTGTAATCGTCTTGGTTAGCCATTAAAGCAATCATGTCATCATAGTTAGCGCCTATTAAACCTTGAGTATCTGTGCCACTAATAGCATTGTAATACTTACCAGTACCAGTTAAAATGCTTCCTAAAGCTCCATCAAATGAACCACTTGCGTTAATTGGAAGTGAAGATGTATATTGTGCTTTTGGAGTTCCGTTATTATCAAAATAATATGGAGTAGGGTTATTTACAGCACTTACGTAAACGTATCTAGAATTAGTAGGGAAGTTACCTAAAACTTCTACATAGTTTTCATTTGAATTGTATGTTTGGTAACTATCACCAATTACTCTAGAGATAAAGTTTGGTTGGGTTGGGTCAAGTGATAAGTTAGTCCAAGTTTCTAATACGATAGGCTCAGTAGCAGTATCGTTACCTTGTCTAATTAAAAGATCAAAAGTTCCTGAAGATGTGTTAGAATTTAAAATCTGCCATCTTACGTTATCCGCTGAACCACTTGGTAAAGTACCATTAGCACCTTCAGTACTATAGCTGTTCATAATAATACCCTCAGAGATAGTTTTTAATGTAAAGGCTACTTCACTTACTATATCAGCTGCTGTTAAAGTAATTACTAAGTTAGTACCTAAAGAAGTAGAAGCTCCTAAAGAAGAAGAAGCAATAGTAAGTGTGTCACCAATATTGTAACCAGTACCTGAACCTGAAACTAGAATGCTTGATACTACACTACCACTTGGGTTAGCTATTACTACGTTAAATGTAGCTCCAGTACCTGTACCACTAGTAGTAGTAGCTACGTTATTGTAAGTACCTGCAGAAGCTGAAACGTTAGTAGTAATTGAGCTTGAGAAAGAACCAGTAGCTAATACACCAGTTTCATCAGAAGAATAAATTCCAGTATCGGTTGCAGAAGTAAATGAACCAGAAGCTACTCTAGCTACTAACAAACTTTGACCTCCTTGTTGGAAGTAGTTGTAAGCAGCAATTGAAGTTAAGTAGCTGTATTCCTGACCACCACTTAAGAAAGTAGTACCAAATTTGTTTACATAATCAGAATATGTAGTAACTACAGTAGGGATTTCTACAGGGCCTTTTACAGTTGGACCTATAATAGCGGCGCCTACAGTTACTGGTTGCTGAGAAACGAATGAATTATCGTTTTCTCTAGCTAATACCCCAGGTGAAATTAAAGTTTCTGCCATTGCAAGTTATATTTTTAGTTTTATTATAAATATGTGCTTTTTTTTCAAAAGTCTTTATAAAACCATTAAATATAACTAAATGAAACGGGGTTTTTACTCTATAATAATTTCACCTGTTTCTAGGTTAATGTTACCAGATCCGTATTTTTCAGTCAATTGTTGACCTAATTCATTGTTTAATTTTTCTAATTCTAATACTTGAGCTTTAAGTATTTCTTTATTTTGTGCTAACAAAGACATTCTGTATTCAATTGATCCTAAATTTAGTATAAGATCATTTTGTTGATTTTGAAGATTTGTTAATTGAGTAAGCTCTTCTTGAGTTAAAACTTTTGTTTCCATGTTAATAAATATTAAGTATTTTGTTTAAAGCATCAATTACTTTTTGAGAAGTAATATTTTTTGTACATTCAAACTGACGAGTAGTATTTTTATGTTCAGGGCACCACTCCCAATCACCTGGATCTAACCAATGTTTATTAAAACATCCTGTACATAGACTTGGGGTATAATCAAAGATTCTTTCGCAATCTTGAAATTCAGTATAAGGTTTAGAAAATCCTGAGATTAATACTATTGGAGTAGGGGTAGTCCAAGCTAACCAACTTAAACCACTACCTAAACCAATATAGGCTTTAGCATGGTGTATATCATTGTACCTATCTTCTAAAGGATATTCTCCGGTTTTATCAATTACTCCTTCTAAAGTACCATATAGTTTAGAATCATGCCATTCATCACCTAATGGTTCTTTTGTAACCATTAATACTTTATACCCTTTACTGTTTAAATAATCAATTACTTCTTGCCACCCTGTACGATTATTCCAGTATTTAGCATGAGCCGAGGCATGAGGGGCAATTACAACATAATCGCCTGGGATAGCAGGTTGGGTTATAGGAAAAGTAAGTTTTGGTTTTACTTCTTTGTAAGGTAATCCTAAAATAGAAGTAGAAGTTTGCTGCATCGGCATAGTCTTTACTTCTTTAGGATGTTTACTTTTATCTAATTCTTTGTCAATATAATGCCATCCTACACCATACATAGCATATAAATTTTCTACTACAGTACCTGGTTCTACAAATTCTAGTTCTGGGTAGTTGTCTTTGAACCATTCGTTGTGAAAAGTAGAAACTATAACTTCGCAATTATGGTGTTTTCTAAATTCTTCAGCATAAGGAAACCATGCTAAAGAATCACCTAAAGCTGTTGAGTCAAGATGGATATATACTCTTTTCCCTTTAGCATTGTAATTATAAATTTCTACTAATTCTTTAGTATCATCATCATATACCTCAATTCTCCACTTTACAAAATATTTTGCTGTAGTACGAGTCCACATATTATTAGCAATAACAGTTTCGTGTACTAATTCACTAGTAGTTCCATTAAAAAATTTAACATTATAATTTTTAGAAATGGGGCCACTAATTTCACAAGTAGCTCCATCTACAAAATTATAAATTATAGTATTTTTAGGAGTAATACTAGGAATTTTTAAAAATTGAGTATTATTATATTCTTGAATTAAAGTTTCTTTCATACGAAACGTTCAAATAGTTTAACTAAATCTATACTTCTATTATACCACGATAAATTATTAGCGGTTTGTAAAATATCAGTTCGACATTTATTGTAATTATTAATTACATATTTTAACCCATCTACTAGTTGGGATAAATCACGAGGTGCTCTCCACATTCCATTAAAATCAGTTTCCATTTCAATCCACCCCACAGTAGGTAAACCACAAGCCGCTGCTTCAACTAAAGTTAAATTAGGATGACCTGCTTCTACTTCACTTGGATGAATAAAAATTGTATGTTCCTGGTATAATTTAATTAAATCTTGTGGTGATACATCGTATACTATATTAAGATTAGGATAACCATATACCCAAGGATTATTACTAAAAAAATTCGAGTTATTAGTAGGACCAGCTATTGTAATA